CGGATCGGGCAGCATCTCTGTCCACAGCATGATCTGACGCAAGGCTGTGGGGTCACCGTCTTGCAGTTTTTTTTGATGTGCTGCTACACGTTCCAGCCGCTTGCCCTGCTCATCGGTTAGATCAGCCGACTCTAGCAGTTCTCGCACGTCATCACCTTTCGCCCTTGCGCTGGATATGATGGCACCGGCCTGTGCTGCGAGGCCAATTACCTCACCCATCTGCTCAAGCGTTTCCGTGCGCTTCTTGTTTAGCTTCTTGATTACTTCTTTGAGTTCTTGCATTTGAATCCTTTCAATAGTGCGGCGCTGTTGAACTTAGGAATCTCACGTCGCCGCTTGTCGTGGTGCTTCCTTGCCCTGAGATCGTAGGACTCGCGGGCCTTCTGACTTTTCTGCGCTCTTACTGGCAACCCAAGGCGATCAGTTAGACTGAGCACCCGCTTGCTGAACGCCTGCTTTGTAATCTTGTGTTCCTTGGCAAGCTGGGTCATCGACTTGGTTGATCTGTTAAGCACAACCGCCAGTACAGACTGCTCCAGCGTGTCGGCCATATTCTGAACGGCCGGATGATCTGGCGCCTTAGTTATCAGGTAATGGAACACTTGGGTGGTCAAAGCCACTGATGACGTTGTAACAGTCAAACCAAGCTCATAAAACGCTTCATGGACTAGATCCGCTATCCCATCGATCCGTGTGGAAACGTGAGCCGATCCGCATGGGATCCGTTCTAACGCTTGCTGATCTATCATACGCAACCCTCAAGATCCAAATTACCCTCAACCCTCACCCTCAAGATCCCCCTTAAGAGGGGGGATCTTGAAGGTGGTGGTATCAAGTTAATTTGAGTGGCACTCAAGTTAATTTGAGGGTTAGAAAGGCTGATCATTTGAACCCCCCTTGATTTGATACTTTCCGTCAACTTCACAGATAAACTCATCGGCCTTGCCTTCAGATACGTAGCGCTCGGCAGTTTGAGTTGATTTTCCAGTATGATCCTTAACCCACCTAACTAAATCAGCCCATGAACACGGCATAATTCCGCACCTCCGCCAATCAACAGTGGGAGCCTTTGGCCCCGGTTTCTTCTTTTCGGGTGCTTCTGCCTCAAACCACGCCAAGCCATTGTCGGCGTGCTTAAGGTGGACTAGCGGCTGCGTCTTGCTTGCAATTAAATCGCTCGCAGTAAGGCCAGAACGTAGCCCAGACCGCTTTCCGCGCTTGGTCACCTCTAGCTTGTATGTGTACGTTCCTTGCTCATCTTGGCCACAAGGCGACAGCATTAATACGGCCCGCGCCCAGTTCGTTAGTTCACTCGATCCAAACCCGCTGTAAGCCTTGTCGTGCCCCTGATAGCCACTGCCATCCCGTGTTGGCTTTGGAGTGTGGTGCATGAGCATCCATGCAAAGCCAGCCGACAACGCCAGCGGGTTCAGCATGTTGCGTAGAAAGCCACCGGCTGTCTCTTGGCTGGATAGGTCGCCACCGATAAACGCCAGCAACGGATCCACCCACGCCAGATGCGGCTTATGCTTTTCGACAAGGCGACGCATCCGATCAACAAACCGCTCGCCTGTCGACGTACAGTCACGAACGATCACGATGTTTTGTTTAACTTGTTGCAGCTCGTCTTGAGTGAGGTTCAACGCCTTCAGGATGCCCTGCAACGCCTCTGCCACGTCGCCTTCATCGTTCTCTGCCTGCACGATCAGCGACTTCAACGGCTTGCCGTGTGGCGATATGCCAAACAGGTCACGGCCGCACGCCCACGTGATAGCCGCTTGTAAGCACAGCACGCTCTTTCCAAGCCCGCTACTGCCCACCCACAAGGCGGATCCGCCACGGCAAATCCATCGCTTGCCTAGCAGTTGCGTCGGATCTGAGTCCTCCTTAAAATTGACCAAGTCCTCCCACTTGTACGGCTCTGGGATATCACCGTAGATCGTGCGTTCCTGCCATTCGATATAAGTCAGGGTAGGAGCGCCACACTCGACCAACTCTTGCTGCTGACCTGTGGCCGTACGCATAGCACCCGGCAACCTGGACAACCGCCCAGCGTCCTTGTTGGCAGGATCTAGCTTGGTGTGTTCTAGGTGCTTGTAAATAAACGCCACACGCTCGGCAAACTCCTTGGCGTTAGCTGCACGCACATCAACAAAAGCATGCAGGCTACGTGAACCGCTTTTAATAATTGCGGAGGTTGGCAGGCCGCTGCGTTTGATGATTGCCCACTGTTCCTGCAACGTGCTTTCGTCAAATTCGATTAAGCAGTGCCGGTATTTTGTGACGTGCTCTGCAGCCCGCCCGTTTCCATTGTTTGCGTTAATCGACACATACACGCCGACGGCCGATCCTTGCCATTCCTTCAGCCCGTCGCCCTTAAAAATTTCCAGCCACTCCTCCCGGCTTCTCGTTTCACCGCTACCGTCCGGCCGCTCGCGGTCGCCGTCCTTAATAGATCGGCAAATGTTGATCTGATCGCCTACGTCAAAGCATGTAGTCAGAAACTTATCGACCGGCCCGCTCTCCACGCTGATCGGCATCTGCGGCACTGGCAGATCCTCACGCACGATTGCCCCATTCTGATAACCGTACTTGGCTTTTGGCCTCCACGCCTCTCTGGCTGGCTTGCTGTAAGCGGATTTGACGGCTGCAACGGCCTCTTTCTGCGTCAGACCAAACTTAGCGCCCCAGATTTCGGCCTCCGTTTCGGCGTCGAACTGCGACCAGCCTTGGTCACGGAATTGCAGCGCCATCTTAAACAGCTCCGTGTTCCGATGCCCTTCCGGCGCCCCGTTGTGGTAAATGGCTTCTGTGGCTGGCGGTAGTGAAATCATTTTTTAGCCTCAATCGCCTTGGCCTTGTGCTCCTCGGCTCGCTTCAGCATCTCCTTGCAGATCGTGATCGCCAGATCCAACCGTGTACGCACGGCCTGATACTGCTCTTTCAGCAGATTCTTTTTCGCACGCTCAAGGATTTCGAGGTGCCAGGTTAAACGCTTAACGCTCACCACTGCCCCATTCCCCAACGGTGGCGATTGGCACGGGCCTCTCGCACACAGTCGGCGTACTGCTCCGGCGTGTAAGTACCGATGACGCGGGCGGAGAACATAATAAGGAGCTGCTTAAATGTCATAGATTTGCCCTTTATAAGAATCATCTTCTCGCGTCTCGGCCATGGTTTCTTCGTTTGCTAGCTCTTCTTGCACTTCTTCTGTTCCGCAGTTACACACCTCAGAATCAATGTGGATGTAGCAATTCAGAGCATGGCCGGGGTAACGCGTTAACTTTTCTGACTCAACCTTTAGCTCAGCCCAAAGATGTTTGCTAAATTTCACAGCACCGCCTTCGGCAGCGGCCCAGCCAGTTTGTAGTGGTACTTGCTGGCGTCGTATTCCAGCGGATAGCCAAAAAAATCACGCAGCAGATCGATATCCCGCTGGATTGTTTTGTAGCTACATTCGAGCTCAACGCCCAACCTAGCACAGCTAGGCAGGGTCAGATCCCGGCGCAACTTGCCAGCTATCACGCCCAAGCGGCGGAACGTCGGCCGTGTATCGCTCAGGCCCATAGCACGCTGGCTTTTCGATGCAAACGTGGCGGCCTTGGTACTCACTTGCTGATCTCCACCATCGCCACCTTCGGCAGCCTCATCGCGTTGAACTGCTTTTCACTCGCTGCAAACACGTCAATCACCGGGAGCTTTCCACCGCTGGCCTTCTTGCTTTTCACGGCTGTGCCGGTATCTACGGCCACCCACTCCCGCTTGGCGCCAATCACGCGGATCCGCGACCACAGCGGAATGATGTCTGGATCGACGGCGCAGTGACGGCCGGCACGCAACCTTGTGCCAGTGCTGGACTGGTAGCGACTGCTCCACTCATCCTCGCCTGGCCAATAGCCAGTGATGCGAACTTTGATCTTTTTCACGTCGATCTTTTTTGCGTCCGGCCGCATGTCGATCATCACGTTCGACGCCTGAGTGGCTGGGAACCCAAAAAACGCCAGAAAAGTCAGCACTACGTTGCATAGCGCTCTCATAGCCCTGCCCTTATCCGATCAATCAGATCGTTTTCGCGTCCTTCAGCAGCCGCCAGCGCAGCCTTTGCCTCCGCCAGTTCACGGGCCAGCGATCGCACGCGGTTAAGCAACTGCTCGTGCGTGGTTTGTTCAGGTAGGATTTCAATCACAGCGCACCTCCCGCGGGTCATATTTTTTCAGCCAACGCCAGACCTTGCAGATGGATGTGAACGCCTCGAACGCCTGGGCAACTTGTTCGGCTGTATATTTAATGTCCTGCAACTGGCCGGTGACTGGATCGATCAGAATGTTCCGGCACGCCATGCCTTCGTCCGTAAAGGCGTACGCGTAAGCGGAAAGTTGGAGCAGATCAGTTTCGTAGCCGGTTGCTTTCGAGACGCCTTTTGCATCTGTCTTAAATTTGCGCGTTTTAAAATCGACCACCTCGATCTCACCGTGAATATCGCAGATCAAATCCACTCGCCCTGCGTAGCCTTCGGCCTCGTTCACCAACACAGCCTCATTCACGTGCACTTTTGAAACACAACATTCCCGCCACTCTTTCAGCCCGGCATAGTGCTCCTCGTAGCCCTTGACCAAGTCGCCCGGATCCTCGCGATTGATTATGATTTCAGCCAGGGAATGAATGTGCGTCCCGCGGGCAGCCGCAGCCTCCACCTCCTTGCGGCTGTCTGCTAATGCTCGCTTTGCAAAATCGGCGAGCGACTCGCCTTCGATACCTGGAAGAGACAGCGATGCAGCCATCGCCTGCTCGACTTGCCAATTTATCAGGCCAGTTTTTTGCGGCCCTGCGCCTGCAATAATTGTGGTCACGGACGGAAACGCCCCAACCTTCCGGGCGGATCGCAGATCACCGTGGCACGAATCCCCGCTTCGCAGATAATAGTGCGACGACTCGGCCTTTGCGGTTGCGATAATCGGTGCCATCAGTTCCACCTTCCGATCGCCGGCATGAGTTGAATCGCCAACGCAACAGCACACAGCGGGAACATAATTTGAACGACAACAGACAGGATTTCCATCGGGGGTCTTTCTGGCCGGAGTGGGAATTGCCCACCCCGGCCAATGTGGTTAGAACGGGACGGGGTTTCCGTCGTGATCCAGTTCGGTTGCGGTTGTAGTTGAGGATCCGTTGCGGTTAATTTTCCGAACGAACGCCTTGTCGACCGTCACCTTTTTCGCACCGGCAGGCAGCACCGCCTGCACGTTTGCGTAGGTGGAACCATCACGCTCCACATGGGTGACTAGGATTTGGCACGGCTTACCGATCAGCGTTTCCAGATCCAAATTCTGCGGTGGCGCCTTCTTGGCATAGGATTTCAAATCCTTAAAAAGAGCCGCCTTTTCATGCAGACTCAGTCCGTAACGCCGGCCGATAGTGAACGGCCGTCCGTCCTCCATCTTTTCGGCCAACTGCCACACCAGGCGGATCTGGTGCTTCTTTCCGTACATGGTTTCTACGACGCCTAGATCCTCAACGTCGCAGAAAACTGCGTCGTGCGAACCTTCGGGAGCTGGCGTGTAGGTGCCCCCTCTGCTTGCTACTATTGGCATTTGCTCTTCCTTTCTTGGTTTTGGTTTCTTGGTTTTGCTTGGACTATTCGTCGTCGCAAAAATCGTTGTTTGTGTGCGTTGGTTTGAGGTCTTGGAACTCGCGGTCGGTCATGTGCCAGGCGATCTCATGCTTCCTGGCCAGTTGCTTTGCCTGATCGATCTCCCCGCGGTTCAGCGCCTTCACAACCCGCTCGGCGGAATTGCGACAAGCCATCACCTCGATGTTTTCAATCAGACGAAACTTGGTCAGGTCGGTCATGGTCAGCCTCGCCTGTTGTTCCCGTAGTAATCCGAAAAGCGCTGAAACTCGTAATCCGAGTCAGCTTTTTCGCGCTCGTAAGCCTCGGTTTCGTAGTCTGGTTTTTCGTTGTTAAATTCAGTCGGTTCTTTTTGTTCACTCATTTTTTTCTCTCCTTAATCGCCATGCGGAACGACTGGGCGGTCATCGCCACTGCTTCAACCGTCAGGCACTTCGTTGTGAATCGCCAAATCCGCCAGCCCAGGTCGGCGGCTGCCCGATATTTTTCGCAGTCCTTGACCATCCCCATCCCACGGCCGTGACGGCCACCGAACGGCAGGAACGCACCGCCATCCAGCTCGATTGCACAGCGAGCTGATTTGCAGGCGAAATCGAAACGCCATTTGCGTGTGGGGTGGAACGTGTGCTCGGCGACCAGCTCCGGGCCGTTGGCAACTTTCCAAAGAACAAGGAACTTGCTGGCCAGTGCGCTCATTTTGTCTGCCCCTGCTTGGCCATAAGTGCGGCCACAACTTCGTTCAATCGCGCCACGTCACTCTCAAGGCGTTTCATGCGGCACTGCAAATCAATCATCGCTGTTGCTGTCGACCACTCAGCCATGCCGACAGACTTGGACGGATTGAGATGCTGAATGACGCCTTCAGCTTCCAAATCACGCACGCTACCGGCCGTCGGATTGAACGACTCCGGCAGGCCGCTTCGGTGCGGGGGCACCTCGGCGAACATCAGAGAAACTCCTTACGGATAA